TGGGGAATCAAAGTGATAGTACGAAAGCCGAAGCATTGCTTCGATTGCGCTTCCGTCAAAAGAAGTTCCTTTGTCCATCTGGTAGACATATCCATCATCTGAACCAAAAAACAGGATTTCATCTCCGAATGAATCTTCAGCAGAACAAATTGCATATACAACCTTGCCAAGATCAACACGAATAAATCCTGCAATACTGTTGCCAGAGAAAGTTGCGTAAATCCCGGTTCCGTCATCAAAGAAAAGACGGTATTGCCCTTTTGCTCTTACACGAACAGAAGATATAGATAAGCCTTTCTTTGCTTCAATAATTGGGCGAATCTTTTTGCTTATGGAGTTCATCATAAAGTCACCATAAGCATTCACCGCTGACAAAGTCGTTACGCCTCGATCATCAAGGAACATCGTTTCTGTCAGGTTCTGGATAGTGTGTTCACTGGCTCCAGAGTCATTAGAGAATGTTTTTAAATTCCAGTCTGATGCGCTAGTTCCGTAAAGAATGTAGATTCTGTTTCTGTTGAATACGGCAAGCGCGTCTCCGGGCTGTACTTGCAAGCCAGTAATCTCAGCACCAGTTCCTATTTCTGATGCTCCTGTTACTACGCTCCATTGATATTGATCCCCAATCGATGAGTGCTGAAGAGAACCTTTTTGGAAAGCAAGAAACAGATGGTTCTTATGCGCCGCAATATGCTTTGGGGCATCTACAGACATACCCGTAAATATTGGAGTGCAATATGTTCCATCCCACTCCATACAGGTGTTAAACCCGTCAACAAAGTACATTCTGTTTGTGGCTGTCGATCCGCCGAAGTTGTAGTTAACGAACTGGTAACGACCTCCGGGGATAAGCGTTATTGTGGTCAAGGTGCTTGTAGACACTGCTACAGTGACCGCGCTTACTTGTAGACTCTCTGCGGCTTGGAATGTTCCGGTTACTCCAGAAAGAACAAATATTCCCTCTGCATCACTAGCCCCAACTGTTCCAGTTCTAATCGCAACCCTTCTGACTGTTGCAGTAGCGCCTGACGTTGCGCCAGTTAAGGTGTCTCCCTCTGATACAGCAACGCTACCCGTGTCGAATCTTATGTATTGACCAAGATCAACGACAGTCCAGCCGCTAGAGGAAGACTTGTACATTTTGCATTCTGTTGCGCCAGCGTTATCTCGGAATGCATATGTCAGTCCGTTATATACCCATACGCCACGAATTGCCCCTGACCCCGGAACAATACCAATTTTTGATCTTGCTCTTTCAATAGACGCTTGAGAGTAAGTTGAATCCAAAGCATCCGTGGTCGCGCCCAGAGCGTTTTCCACAGCCTTAACGGTGGCTACCGTTGACGCACTGATCTGTATGTTTTCGCCTAATTGAAAGTTGCCCGATAAAAGAGCAACTGCCATATAGCCTTCAGCATTACTTCCGCCGTATGTGCCAGTTTCTACAACCGCATCAGCAATAAGTTCTGCCGTCGCGCCAGATGTTGCTCCTGTAATGACATCAGTATCAACGCCAGCAGTTGTTCCGTTATCAAACTCAATAATCCAATAAAGACTTTCAGACGGCTTGGTTCTTCCATCGTAACGCTCGTAACCGTCAATCCTTCTGTAACCGCCTTCTGGATATACCTCGTAGTTTTTACCAAATAACAAACTACCCGGAGGCTGAGATAGCGCAGGATCGGTAAGAATCTCTCCCCCAACAAAAGGGAAATATTTCACCCTCATGCTGTTTGAAGGAATAGCGTTATTCCTTATGATTGCGGAATAAAGGTCTACCATTTATTGAGACCTGATGACGATGTCTTCATCCGCGCTGGCAAAACGCCTTCCGCGCTGTCCGGGCAGTGACTGAGACTCTAACTTGTCTAACAAGTCTGCATATTCAGCAGATGCTGAAAGCAATATCTCAGGCGCTTCTTCGCGCTCTGCCCACATGGTCTTGGCTCTTGCAACAATAATCCTATGGTAATGAACTGGAATTGGCGATATATCCGCGTTTGCAGTCATGCGGGTTGGAACGCGCCAATAATCGGCAGTAATCGTGTACGAAGTGTCTGGAGGAGGATCAACAATGACGTTGTCATCCGGTTGCACGATTACATAGGTAGGCGTAGCGTTTGTTGCGGTCCCCTGTCTGAAATCTGATCGCCACTGCGTGTAATCGAGAGGTTCGAGATTAACCGCGTTATCTGACGTGTAGTCCAGATAAAAAGAACGCAAATCCCAGTTTGCAAAATCTGTAGGTTTTTGCAGGGCTGGCGCTCTTGTTCCAGCAGAAAGAGTTGATGAATACTGAGACCACAAGAATCCCCAGTCATTCCATAATGTCTGTATTTGATAATCTGCTTCTGCGACAAAATCAATGATTACCTTTAACTGACCCTCTTGCGTAACTACAGTAGACGGGCCTGTTCCAGAGACCCCGACCTCCTGTCTAACCGTTTGACAAAGTTCGAGAAAATTCATTCTTTAATTTCCAGTGGTAATCAATCGCCTCAACTACCTTTTGCGGGGGTATCTTTACAGCACACATAGCGCCGCCTGTTTCTTCGTCTCTATTACAAGTGGCAAATCCGTAATGCATTTTGTGGCACGGGTAGCAATCAACATCGGCTGAAAGCGCTGTTGTGTTTACCCAGTGCTTTGTTAAGTTTTCTTCTGTGGAATGACTAAGCATGACAACCTTTGCTAAGTCCTCTGAACTGACTGCGTTTAAAACGCCAGTTTCCGGCCCGATAACCATGTCTGCGGTTTGGGCAAATGCAAGCGACTGCCTCATGCTCCAGTCGCCGCTTCTACAAAAAACTCTTGGCTCTTTTTCCCATCCCGCTTCAAGTAATTTGCTAGTTTCATCACCAACTAAGATAAAACGCACTTTGGGGTCAGTGACCAGATAATGAGCAATGACATGATCCATGAATGGATATGCCTTATGAACTGATGATCCAGAAAGCGCAACAACAATTAGATAATGTTGTAGTCCAATACGCATGGATCGCTTTTGATCGGCGACCCATTTTTTCTCTGAATTGCTTGGGTAAAACTTTGTATGGAAAACGTGAGGAACTTTGGCTTTATTGTGAAGCGCTTCTGAGTAATTCTTGTTTGTTATTTTGTGACGCTTCTCTTTGTCAGCACGGTAAAGAGGGTCATTAGAAATTAACAGAAGTTTCTGCTCTATGATGCCGCTAAGATTAACAACGCGGGGAAAAACCCTCTTTAACCGTTTCCAATAATCTCCAAGTTCTGCGTTAGGAACTTGATCTGTTTCTTGGATTAAAAGTTCGTCAACATTAGGATCGTTTTTAAATATGTCTGCACCATACTCTGTCACATTCACGCAAACATTAAATCCTTGCTCTTTCAGCAAAGGGAATATAGAACTTATTTGGATAAGGTCTCCGAAACCTCCGTACCTGACAAGACATACAGTCTTATCCCTTTTCCCTCCTAAGTCTTTGTTGGTCAGTTCCTTCCATTCTTTCTTTGGGAGATATGTTATTTTCAACCAAGCATCCCGTTATATGGATTTAAAAGACCAGTCTGGCTGTCTTTTTGAATTGGAGTGCATGACTTAGAAACGCTGTCCCAACGATAGCCGGATGTGTTGTTACACATATATTCCATTTCTTGATCGGTGGCTTCTCTTCCGCCGTCTTTGCTTATAACGCCTAATTGCGTAGCCAGCCCCATAAGTTCGCGCATTGCTGGAGATTCAATTCCGGGGTTAAATCCCATTTTGGAAAGAAGCGCCATAGTCCCTTTACGAGCCATGTTTAACATTGAGATCATCGGGGCGTACTTAAATAGCCCCAACTCATCATCAATTGTCTGCCCATATAGTTGGGCAAGTTGGTCCAAGTTCTTTTTATTAACGTCTAAAAACTCTTTTACTAAATTTTCTTGAATCGTTCTGCTTTTGATGTTTTTAACAGCATCGATAAAGTTTTTAGTTCGGGCCTCCATTGTTTCCATGACACTCAAGTCTTGGTGCGGATTCCCTTTAAAACTAATATCTAAACTTAAACCAGCGAAATTTGTTCCAACTGGGGTAGCCTTGCTTTTGTGCGGATTTGCTTTGATAGCGGCATCAACAAGTGAAACCGTGTCATCGTCCATTACTTGCGCTTCAACGGCTGATTGAGCGTATGACGGGGATTGATACCCAACTGTTTGGGTTTGACCAAGTTGCTGGCTAGACATCGCAATTGATTTTGCTGTCGCATTGGCTTCTTCAATGGCATCAAGAGCATGAGTAGCCTGTTGATAACCGACGGTTTCGGTTTGACCCAATTGCTGGGTAGACAAGCCAATTGCGCCAACGGTTTGGTTTTGTCCGAGTTGCTGAGTGGAAAGGCCAATTGCCCCGACTTTTTGATTTTGTCCCAGTTGTTGAGTGGAGAGACCAATCGCCCCGACTTTTTGGTTTTGACCAAGTTGCTGAGTGGAATCGTAAGCGCCATAGTCCGTGTCGTCTATTGCGTTTAACTCGGCAATAGCGGCGTTGATAGCCGCTTGATCTGGATGCCCTCCTGTTGGCGAACCAACTGGCCCAGTTCCTACACCTCGCGCAATTCCTTTGTCAGGATCGCCAAGACTTGGGCCGGGGCCAATTGCACCGCTTGACGAATCAATTCCGGTGCTTACTCCGGGGTTGTTTCGATCAGCGGGATTTCCTTTATTGCCATCAGAGCCTCCGCCTGACGGGCCGCTGAGATTTCCGCCCTTGTCTGGGCCTGAGTGTTCTGCGTCTGGCATAGGATTCCCCTACTTCGTCACCCGAATGATTGAAGTGGGAAGCGAATAAGCCATGTAAGACTTGTTCATTTCTTCTTTGTATCCGGCTGGATCATCCCAGTCCACCATGTGGGCTTTTTCTCCAGAACGGAAAACAATAGAAGACTTATCAATGTCTGGCTCTTTGTTCCAGTATTTGTTTTCTTTAAGACCTTTCTCTTTCATTTTTCCCCCAAGAAAAGAAAGGGGAGAGCGCTAACCCGGTGTTAGGCCCTCCCCCGTCTTTAGTTATCGACTACTATCCAATTTCGTGCCGTGAGGCGCGCTAGACGTAGAACCAACACCCATAGGTTTTTGGTCTTTGCCTTTGGAATCGAGGCCGAGTTCTTTGTGAGAAGCGGTGATTTTCTGTTGATCAGAAAGTCCCGTTTTCACGCCTACACCAGTTGCTGAGTGTGCCATTTGTTACCTCCTCTAGGATGCAGAATCCCACATAACAACGCGGGCTTCTGAAGCAGTAGAGTGAACAAGGCCAGCACCACCGAGGTAGTACCACGCAATGCCTCTGGAACGACCATAGTCAGTCGGGATTTTGCCGCGAATTTCTTCGGGCACAGCAACCGCCTCAGCGACGGTATCCGCGCCGAAGAAGACTGCCCAATCCGAATAACCTTGGCCCCAAACACCAGATGCAGTACCCATACCAGAGGCGGAACCACCCTTGGCTCGGTAGGTCTGCTCGACAAAACGCACACCTTCAAAACGACCAATTTCACCGTTGCGGATCATTTGGAAACCGGTTTCGACGTACTGATTGATCGATTCCAGATTGTTTTTCAAAGTGCGGTAAGTGGTAGGCCACGCTAAACAGTAGTAGTCATCGCCGGAGTAAGCCGGGATGTTGCGCTCCTTCATTAAATCTACAATTGCCTTGACGTGATCCTTGCCAAGAGCAACCGTGTTAACGATGGTTGCAGTACCGTCTGTAGTAAGCGTAACCGAATCGGTCGAAGTGCCTCCCGTAGGAGCAACGCGCAGAGGAGTTGCGTCCATCTGATCAGCGACGAGGTCATCAAGCACCTGAGCGCAATCGACCTTCAAGACCTTGTGGATGATTTCCTTCACCGGATGCTCAGAGAGATCGTCCAGTTTGGAGGTGAAAGGAATGCTGTTACCATATTCCGTGATGGACATGGTTCCTTGCGTGATTGTGAAGTTCGTTTCAGCAATCGCAGTGCCTTCGGTCAAAGCCGCACCGCCAGCCGCAACAGTCGAGTACACGTTCCAGTGGAAAGTGTCACCTTTGTTGAGACCTTGATGCGCGGCGTCCTTAACATCCGCGAACTGACGGAACTTAACAATCGGACGCAAAGACATACGCAATTCCTTGGAGAGGTTAAGGGAGTACATATACCCACCGAGGGTATTGGTTCCCCAGACTTGTCCAGCCATTGTTTCGTACCTTTACGTTAGAAAGTTAAAATTAGCGATTAAGCGGGTTGTCCCCGACTCTCTCGCATTTCCGATATGATGTCGGAGTAGGTCAACTCGATCTCGTCTTCTCCAATAGAGGATCGGACGTTCACGGGTGTAACTTCCTCCATGCTCTGCTTGCGCTCCTTGCGCTCAACCTCTCTCGATCCTCCGCCCATTTTTTCCGCGTATTGCTTTATCCAGTTGCGGGCATATTCGCCACACTCCTGCATAATGTCCCACGGGTCACGGGTAGGATTCTCTTTGTACAGTTCAGCAGAACGTCGATCTGCAACAGCAAGAAGAGAACTGTCGTCTGCAATGTCAGGAAATTCATCCTTGAACATACTGACCGCTTGCTGACGGCGAAGTTCATATCCTCGCTCTCTTGATCTTTTCTCCTCTTCCCGCATTTCTGCCTTAGTCCTTTCGATGATGCTTTTAACATCAACTTCTTGGGATTTCGGCTTCTCTGCGGCACGAATCTGCTTCAGCAATTTGCTTGCTTTAGTTTCATCGCCTTGAAAGAGGGCATCGTGGTATTGCTCATATAGAGCATCAGTCGCGTCCGAAGATGGCGATTGTTCTACGTCAGCGTCCACGGATGGCTGACGTTTTTGTGCCTCTAGGTCTTGCCTATAGGCATTCAATTTGGCCTCATACTCTTCCAACTCTCGCTGGCGTTCTGCGGCCTCTTGAAGTCGTTTGTCGGCGGCTGAGTTTTTCTGGTACTGGGCCAGCACATCTTCCCAGTCCACATCAACTGATTCGCCGTTTACCTTAGCAGTGGCATACCACTTGCCCTCCCTTTTTATTAGGGGGCTTGAGTAATCCTCTGAAGGTTGTAATTCTTCCGGCTCCTCATTAAACGAGCCTTCATCCATATGGTCTTGTTGAACTTTTTCAGCAATGCGTTCAATGTCAGACTGTTGAGGCGTTAAAAACTCGTTGGAACCTTCTTCTTGAAGTTCTGAGTCCACGTCCTGTTGGATAGCGTCCATTTTTACTCCTTAAACTCGTTGAGAGTTTCTTCTGCGTGTTTTGCTTGGTTGATAGCCTCCTCTAACCATCGAACAACCAGTTGAGGTAGCCGTGCGCGAAATTGAAGTTCCCTGATGGCTTCTTCATCATGGGGCTCTACATTCATCCACGCTTCAAAGGCTTCTTGTTTTGCCTTGAGCGCTCTGCCCGCGATGAATTGACCAACAGGAGACTTCAGAAAGTCTTTTGCTTGCGAGCCAAGTCTGGCCTCCGCAATCAATAACTCGGTTTCATCCATTAAATATTTTTTTATCCTTCAGCGCCGGGCACATTTCCATACTGGTCGTTCATCAAAACATCCGACATCTGTTTGCCTTCTTCGTTACCGGGAGACACACCGATAGAAGCGTCTTCTTCCAACAACATCTTGTGTACAAGAGCCTCTTTTTGGAGAATCAATTCGCCGCGAGCAATATCGTTTTTCTCGGCTTTGATTCTTGCCTCAATAATTGCCACTTGTTGTCTAGCAATATCAGAGCGCTCTCTAGAATCCGTTGCAATCTGGGTAGACACGATGTCGCCACGCGCTTTCTCTTTAGCGGCTTGAACATCAGATTGACCCTTAATTTGTGCGGACAGGATTCTTGCCTGTGCATCAATCTCTTTAGAGGCTCCACGCTCCATAAGTTGCTGAACCATGCCGCTGAGTTCTTCAATCTGTGCGGCAAGTTCGCCAACTTTGGGTTGGGCTTCCTCAGTAGTGAACCGTTTGCTGTCTTTGTATCCGAGCGCCCCAAATACTTCTTTGCTGATCTCTTCTTGGTTTAGGACATAGATAAGGTCTGGGTTGATTTCGCCCATCGTGCGAATACCCAATAACAGTTTTTCAATCTTGCGAACAGGATCAGTGGCCCCTGTCCCTACATTCACACCGACAGTTACTTCGTGTCGTAGTAGATCGTCCATTTCTGGCCCAGTAAATTTTTGATAAAAACCGGGCTCTTCTTTGTTTTGTTGCTCCGCCCTATTTGTTGCAACCTGTAAAACGATCTTATCGGTCTCGTAGTACTGCTCAAGACGAATCAACTGCATGATGACTGGTTCGATCCAAGTTGTAGCAAAGGTGCGGATCATGTACTCAATCATGGAGTTGGCGTTTGATGTAAGCATCTCCATGCCGCCAACGGTCTCGTTCATCATCCTGTTGGTTTGGACAGTACCCTGAGAGAAGTTACCCGCAATATCATCAAAATCAACGTTAAGTCGATCTTGCTCTTCGTAACTCGATGCGGTTACATCTGGCGTGTTAACAATCTGAACGTCACTAATAGGATCGTCCATCATTACTGAACCGCCGGGGACACTTCTCTTTAGCGAGTGAATGTCGATGTTGGCGCTTCGGCGAATGTGATAGCGTTTGTTAAGAACCAGTTGTACGTTGTCGTATCTCTGGTTTGCGATATCGTTTGCCGCAGTCTGCAAATCCTGAGTCAACTCGATAAGAGATGTTGGGTATGTGCGATGCGCTTCGATAACCGTGCTACCCATCACATACGGGCGCTCGCCTTCTCTCAAATGCGGATAGACATCTCTAAGCGGCTTGGGAGTAGACAGAAGATACTGAGTGCCAGCCGTGTAATAAATCCAATCCTTGCCGTTTCTTTTGACAATGTTTTTGTGGACAAAGATAGTCTGGTACTCTGAGACAAAGTCCTGCTTATCAACTAACGGGTCTTGGCGCTTACCCTGTCGTGTTTGTCTTGTAGAGTCGAACTCACTTCTTTTCGCTGACTCCAGCAATTGTCCGATCTTGAGACGTTTCCATTTGGGCTCACCAGTCTTTGGATCAATCGTATCCATTTTCTCCAATATGTCGGAGAGATACATAGGAATAATCTCAATGACGTAAGGAGAACTATTGACAGGGTCTAACCAATCGGCGGCGGGGTCTATTCTGAAATTCTCAGAAGCAATCAACCGCACTACAGGGTTATCTTTAACAACTTTGGTTTCAGTTACCTCGTCTACAAGAGGCTCGCCGTTTTCACCCAGAACAAGATTCCCTAACTCATCAACGACCTCAATCTCTCGGGTCGTTTTTTCTTCTCGGTAATCCCAGTATTGATGGGAAACAACCGACCCAAACACCAAAGACTCCTGATATGCGCCTACCAAGGTCTGAAACCAAGGAATCGACTTTGTCAGTCGGTACTGAAGCAAGTGCTTCAGAATGGTTGCAGATGCCCTTTGTTCCTGATCCGAATCGTTTTGCGGATAAACAGAAACAACATCTTCAGTCGCAAAAAAGGCCGCTGTGACTGCGGCCTCGTTAGTGCGAACTGCGGATCGCGTTTTTGGCCTAAACAGCCTAGAGCGATGCTGATATTGCGAAGAATGGTACTTAGAGCCGCTTGGGTGCTTGGACTGGAATAACGATATATTCCTGTCCCACTGCCTCCGGTAATTCGCATCCAGATAAGACGTAGATGATTCATACGCCTCTTGAGCAAGAGTCAGCCACGGGGACTTCTCTTCTTCTAAATTAATTGGGACATCATCCTTCATCGAATATTGCCTCGCCCCTAAAGTCCCTCTTTATGGATTCAAGTTCTTGAGGGTTAGCCATGCCGCGACTAACCTTAGCCCTTTCGAGCAACTCGCCTGCCCATCTCATTACGTTTTTGTACTCTGGATCAATATCGTTGATGCGAATCCACATTCCATAGCGCATAGAAAGCGCTTCATTCCAGATAGCAAGCATTGAATAATCATTGCTTGGGCCAACCGCCCATGCGTGTCCGGGGTAATGCTTTTCCAGAGTGTCGGCCACGTTCTTGACTAAACTGACGATAGCCGCCTCTTGCATCATACTGCCCTTGTGGGCATCAACTAAAACTTTCATCCAAAGATTGCAACTAGGATTAACACCGCGACTGCAAAAATTGCAACAGACTTTGCGCGTGGGTTGTCGTTAAAAAACTGAATAACTTTTTCTTTCATTTTCTAGGCCCGTAAGGTCTTCGTGGATTTTCGTAAAGTTTTGTTTGTGGGAAGTCGTAAGCCAGAACAGGCTCCTCCGCCTCTTCTGCTTTGTCGCATAAGTCTTTCCAACTGTATTTACGATATTTTGTTTTGACTTTTTTTGTAGCCATTAGTGAACAGTGTGTTCTTCCTCGTCGTTCATAATCGAAACGGTTTCGTAAACGAGGTTGTGAATAAGTTTTGTAAGCGCCTGAGCAATTGGCATTTCTTCGATTTCTTCGCCCGTGCCCTCAAAAAAATTGGACAAAAAGTAAACCGCTAACTCGCTAGGAGTTACTTGCTCAATCTTGTAGTCTTTGTCTAGCAAATCCATATTAATAAGCCGGTATCGCTTCTGGTTCCAGATCATCTTGGAACACTGTTTGAGGCGGCGACGCTTCAATGTCATAGATGCGCGACATGGCATCTAACATATCAACGTGAACCGCCGGGAATAGGTTGTACTCGTTATCAATCATTCTCTGGACAACGTCGTACAGCCTGCCGTTCTCATCTTTTTGCTTTATGGGGCGGACAATGAGCGAACCGTCCCCCTGCTCAAATGCTTTTTTCTGATTTGAGGTCAGGGAGTCTGAAGAAGGGGCCAAGAAGAAGCGCCAGTTCTCAAAGTCGGGCTGAAGACGTTGAACTCGATCCCGTTTAGAACCCGGCCCTTCTCTTGGCCAACTTAACTCTTCGATGGGAAAATAGTTCTGTTCTATTTTCATCATCTCTTTAAAATGCTCGATATCGGAATCTTTTCCGTATCGCTCGTAACCGACTTTTACCGTTCGCACTCCGGGCTGTCTAATCCATTTGTTTCGGAATTTAGAAAGCACTTGCCAACGTTCAGCAAGGTTTAGCCTGTGGCACAGCCCATCAATAAGATATTTGTTGAAGGCATGATCAATTCCAATGATTGCAATAGCCGTTCTATCCGATGAACTTTTTTTGGAATGCGCTGGGTCGCATAAAATGTAAATGTTTAAGACCCGCGGTCTTATTTCTATGCGTCGAATCCACTCTGGATCAAACACTTGATCAGAGCCAGCAATCGGGTTCTGCAACATCTGACAAGCCAAAACGTATTGGCCCATAGACATCTTTTTCTTTTCCCACTCTTCTTCTGAAAGCAGGATCGGCTCACCATCTGGAGTGCCAGATTTAGTTGCCGGGTAAATTCTTGTTTCTGTTCCCCGATCTATGAGTTCGCGATAAGTATCTGCGTAGTGATAACGTGTTCCGATGTACCACTCTCTGTTCGCGCCGCCAGACAGGTTTTGCGACAGGTCTAGAGACTCTGTAGTTTTTGCAATCTGTTCGGGCGTGTTTACCGAGTCGCGAGTTACCACATCGTCGTAAATTCTTAGATCGTAGTGCCTTGAGATTGGCTGACCATCTACTAAGCCCCACGCTTCAACCGTGGCTTCTTTTGGGTTCGATTTTCTTTTGACAATGATTCCCGCATCTTCACCCCACTGAGGAGATTCTTGCCGTGGATTGGCATAGCAAATGTCTGGAAACAAGTCTCTTAAAAATTCGTTTACCTCAAACTCGCGTTTAATTTGTTTTAAGAAGCCTTTTGCGATTGGCCTTGTATGGGAAAAGATGCCAATCGTAATGTTTGGATTACGCAGTATTTCTTGGATCGTCCCCGCGTATGTAATGATCGTAGACTTGTAATGACCGCGCGCCCAGAGATCAAGATGTCCGTCCGGGTTTTTCTCAACCTCTCTGCAACGTTCATAGAGCCACTGATGAACCGCATCTTTTCGATTCAGCACAACGACAAGCAGGAACCAACGGTCTATCTTGCAGAGTTCCCTAATGAGTTCTTTGTCAAAGTTTTTCTCTAAAAGATTTTTATAAAAAAGACCGCTTTCTTCTAAAGTTGCTTTTGGTAAGTACTCAGAGGCTTTAGCAATAAACTCGCTACGATTCATTTATTGGGTTTTCTCTGAACCACAGTGTGAAACATCTCTTCTCTCCCTCTTCAACAGGCATTCCGCCGTGCAGTGAATCAGGGTGCGGGACTCCGAAGTCTTCCCCCACGTTGCTCCACACCAATACGCGCCCTCTTCTAGGTTTTACATCAAGACCTAACAGAGGAAACGTTGTAGCACCACCTAAATAAACGTCGTTTAGGTACCCCATAGCGGTGTAAACGCGCTGACCGCCATTGTTGTAGTGACTCCACTCTTTTGCGCTTTTGTCAAAAGCATCGTAGTGAGGGTCGTATCTCTCGCCTTTTCCGTATTTGAGAAATTGCGCTTTTTCAGTACACGACAATTCTGTGCCAAGAAAATCGGCAATGCGTTTGCACACCCCATGAAACAATTCAGATCGGTCATGCTCTACCCATTTACGCAGACCAGTCCTTGCCTCTATCTTTTCTCCTTCCCCATCTTCTGTGCAGACGGTTGACTCCTCCATGTCTTGGAAAAATGACAACGCATCTTCGACTTCGTCTTCGGATATAAAGTTATCGAGGACTGTTATACCGATCTGACTGTGTGACACGAAACGCAAGCGAAAACCCTATCCTTATTTATAGGTATGGATTGGCTTGCCTTCTTTTAGATGCTGACGGTTGCGGAGCGGGAGCGGGTGACGGTTTAGGCTCTACGTAATTTACCCTCTCACTTTCCGGGTATTTGTTTGCGTAGCCTTGGTAAGCGGCCCCACTATACTGATCAGGCGACCATCCAAGTTGCTTCGCTCTTGCAATCCATTGCTCCTGCGACTTTTGCGGCCCCAAAGACTGCGGAGCCGGAGCCGGTGGTGGCGGTGGTGGAGGCGGTGGAGGCGATGGCTTAGGAGTGGGCTTTGGCGCGGGCGCGGGACGCGGAGCCGGAACAGGCGTTGGAGCAGGAGTTGGAGCCTCAAACGGAACGGTCACGTCAACTGGGGCCGGAGCAGTCTCAGTTACAGGAGCCGGAGCAGGTTTAATAGGGTCGGGCTGTTTAAACTTATCCCAGTAAGACCAGTCAATGTTCATTCCAGATGGGACTTTGCTTGTGTAACTGGTAACCCCTTCGGCCACCGCAACCTTTGCGTTAGGAAACGCTTTCCCAGTCATTGGATCGTAGACAACGCCCTGTACCGTGTTTGACCGAGCATTGGCGTATTCCGATGGTCGCGTTCCAACCATCGAAGCGCTTCTTGCTTCTGTTGGGTCAATGTCGCTACGGATGTCTTCGACAGTTTCTGAGCCCGTTGCCAAACTTGCTTCGCTACTGTCGCTAACCGCCGACGCATTTGTTTTAGAAGCAGATAAAGCGGCGTATTTTTTTAAGAAATCGTTTGAATAAGCCATCTTTAAATCTCAATCTTTGAAATGGTGTCCGCTTTAAGCGCTTCTAATTTTTTAACCGCTCTTTCCGTGGAATCTTCCATCTTGCTGGCTACTTGAACGTAATTCCAAGCGGCATATGTTTCCTTGTCGTCTTCGAGTTTCCACTCGCTTTTCTTTCCGACATAGCCGACATTTTTGCCCTTTGGCGCTACATTGATTTTCATTTGATTGCCCTATTCCGTGATGCCTTCATCACTCGCAAGTTTCCGGGTTTGTTGTCCAAGGGGCGTTTGTTTACATGGTGGACATCTTTTCCGTCACCTTTAGAAACTTTCCCCATCTTCGTTAGAGTGCGTCGGGCTTTATTTCTGGAACTCCTCTCTGCAATTGCTTTTGGAGAAGAGTGAAACTTTTCGTATTCTTTTTTGTAGTTCCTAGGCTTGCCGCCTCCAGTTTTGTATTCCTTAACGGTTCTTGCCCGAATTAGTCCTGCCATATCGCCCTCTTGTGGAAACTAGCCCGCAAGGGGCTAGTCGGTTTCCTCATTGTTTTCAACGAGATGCATGGTTCCGCACTCCGAGCATTTCTGATACTTGTACTCGGTGGGAACGGCTTTCCACATCTTGACCGTGTTGCCCTCTTTTGGGAACGCGGCCTCAACTGCCTTCAACGGCGTAGAGGCATCAAACTCCTCCATCATCCGCTCGAACAGCCTGTCCATTGCTCTCATTTGCTGATTTATAAAACTCATTTAAACACTCCTTGTTTACACCTTAGAAAGAAAAGCGGTAATGACCCATCACCGCACCGTCATCTCGGAGGGAAACACCTACCGAAGAATTCTCAAAATCTTTCGTTACCCCAATCTGAAGACTGCTCTCTGTCGCGTTGAGCGTCAGCGGTAAGTCCCAGTAACTCACAGCAAAAGCGCTTGCCATCGCGATACCAACAACTCCTATCTCCCGCTCGTAACGCTGATACCACGGCTTCTTCTTTTGCACTACTTCGCGCTGACCACACGCAGTCACGTTTCGCCCATTTCCTGTACCTACCGCACCCATTTCGCAAGCGATATCTCCATAGCGTCTGGCTTTCGCCGAGTCAGAACTAAGGCTGTATTCAGCAACAACCACTGGTTTTCCCAACGCGATAGCCTCAGCGACGCGCTTGCGGAATTCTTTTTCTCCGATTTCATCTACCCAACCTGTTTGCAGGAAGATGATGTCGGCGTGTTCGTAGTACGAAATATCTTTTTTGTGACCGCCTACCTTGCTGGTCATATGCACGGCGACGGGTTTGTCTGTCAGGGTCTTAAGGTGCGTGATCATTGCGGCCACGGCAGACGAACTCCAGTACTCATCAACCTCCAGACCTATGACATAGGCATCAACCTTGTCATCAAATCGGCGTACCATCTCTGCGTTGTGGGCCTTATGAGCAGAAAGCGGCCTCGAAGAAAGGCTTGGCGAGTCATCTGCCATCAACCACATGATGGGACGTAGCCCAATATTGTTGAGGTGGTCTAAACGCTTCTCCCAGTCAGGTTGCGGGAAAACGCTGCCAACATCATCAGCCTCGTTTTGGCTGTAGATGTATATGTGGGTATCGCCTAGAGAGAGAAGTTTGTTTTCCATTTTCCTGCGCCACGCATCGTTGACGCTGGAGGACAGGTAGGAGAGGCTCATTCCCTCACCGGGGAAAATTAAGAAACTTGCTCTTGATCCATATATGTCTGCTACTGCGAACTCAATTCCGAGGACGGCAAATAGCGTTACTAGAAACGATCTCACCAAAAATATTCTCTTGCTTGTAGTCTGGCGAGTGGAGCGGGGGTTCGTGTTGCTCCACTGAGTACTTAAGCGAATCCAGAATTTCCAAGAGAAGAGGATTGTTTTCCCCTCGATCTACTTCCATGTAAATCACTGGCTTCAACGTGTAGATGGTGCTTAAACCACCCATCAATACTTCGGGCTCCATGCCCTCAACATCAATCTTTAAAAAGTCGAGTCGTTTGAGACCGACGTTATCCAACTTGACCACGGCGACATCCTCGCCCTGCTCATGCTCCTTGATCGAGAGTCCGCCAAAGTTTTGGTTATGCTCTGGATCGAGAATCGGAACCTTAATCAGTTGGTTTTTGCCGCCGACTCCCATCTGCTTGCAGTCCACGTTAGTGCGGGAGTTGATCGCCATGTTGGCGCAAAGCGTTTGGAAGATAAGGCGCTGAGGCTCGAACGCCAAAACGCGGCCCTTATCGCCGACGCGGTTGGAGAAAAACAGCGTATGAGCGCCTATGTTGGCCCCAATCTCCACGACATGGTCGCCGCGTTTGACTTCCTTTTTGAAGAACTTCAGTTCTTCTAGTTGGTAACTGCCGTAATGCTCGATTGAGCGCCCGACATACTGATCATTGGGGTTGTAAAGCAGATACCCGAGATCGGTCTGCTTGATGACGTTATAACTCATTTACATTTGCCGCATAAACAGCCGTCGTGGTCTCCGGTCTTGGTGCAGTCGCAATCGTAAAGATCGCAATCAGGACAGGTGCAAGGGGTTTTTTCTTCGCTCATCACTTAGTCCAAAACCTTGGGGAATATTTGACCCAAGTACTTGGTTCATTTCCTCCCCCCTGACCTGAGCCAAGAGGACGATCAAGATTCACTTTTTTTCTTGGCGGTTTTCTTGGACTCTTTAAATGCCTTGGCGGTAGGAGCGCCCTTCGAGCCCGGTTTCCTCATCTTCTCGCCAGAGCCAGCGGCGATCCGCTTTCTCTTGGCGTGGATGTTGTCGTATAGCCCTTTCTTTTTCACGATCCTTTTACCCATTTCTTGGAGGGGGATTTAGTCTCGCTCGGGCTCCACTTGACCTTGTCAGCCCAATAAGCGGCGCTCATCTTGCCTTTGGCGATGTTCTTGGCATGGCGGGACTTGAAAGCCTCGCGCTGTCCTACGGTCTGGTTGGTCTTAACTCCAGACTGGCCGAACCGGATGGTTTTGACCTTTTCGCCTTCTTTAGCGACAACGATGTGGGACTTGCCGCTTCCATCGCGGAGTCTCTTGGGTTTGTTGTAACCCGACACGCCTGCCCTTTCGAGCCTTGGGTCTTTAGCCATTTGTGCTACCTATCTCAAAAAATTTATCGCGCCAAAATTTTGGAATCCGCGTTACGAACCAGATGAAAATCCTCGCTCGGCGGGAAGTCTTGAATCGGAGGGCTATGTCTCCGTTTCGGACGTAAATCTGTGCCTTACCGTCAACTACTTCTATGTCCAAAAAAGCCATGTTTTTGTGCAAAATATGGTCGCGTAGTAGGGGGGTACTAGACGAACATTTTTCCCTCTGTAAGTAGTTGATTCTTAAGGCGTAATTTCCTGCGAAGTGCGTATTTGTCCTTCTTTTTTGCCTCGCTTACTTCACTTCTCATACGCCTCTTCATATCGAGGGAATCCCTGCGCTGGAGTTCGTCATGCATAGCCCACCAGACTGGTGATGAGTAATCCCTGTAGTCAGCGGCGGTCTCTGCGATCTGCGCCCTAGTGAACTCTTCTCGGGCTACTCTGCTCCAATGCTCGTAAGCACGTTCCCATTCACTTGTACTGAGACTTTCTTTTTCTGTATCCATTGGCGTAAGCGGCGGAAGCCTGCTTTTCAGCCATTGCTTTGGAGGAGTAGGTTTTCCCCTTGCTTCCCCACTTGTAGCCCCCTTTGACCTTACGGACTGGCATTAGTAGCCTTTCTTCACTTTTTTCTTGGTTTTCTTGGCGTAGGCCATCGCTTCCTTCTTACCCTTCTCCGTATACGGGAACTTCTTTTTACCGACTTTTGGCATGATTCGACCTCTAGGTTATGTAAGTGGTTGTTTTATAAGGCTTTATTCTGTCTAATGGAGAATAAGTCCCCCGAAAATAGTCTGAGACGTAGAGGATGTTTATATATATGTAGGGGTAAAGCCCCCGCCGCTGGGGCCGACCGTCCGCTATCACGGGCAATCGGAAAACAATATATACGCGCCCCAAAAAATCTGTGCGAAGTTCGCCATCGAGAGGGGCACCCCCCCGGTCTCCGTCTTATATAGACGTGAACACCAAAACAAAATCAGGCACTTAGCGAGGCGGTTGTGGGGAATGCGTTGATCCCGCGACCTGTAACGCGCGCCCCCCGCGCGCACCCCCGGCCCGTGCGGCCCTGCCTGACTGACCCGGCCCCGGCGCTGTTGATCCGCTGTTGAGCGGTCCCACCTCGGGGCAATATCCTATTCCTCCCACCCAACCCCTTGAGCCTTAGCCCCTGATCGCGAGTGAGTCTCCCGGCCCTGCAGGCGGTGGGTATCCCCGGCGGCAGGCCACGGCGGCAGGCCACGGAGGGCTAGTGTTACCCCCTCTGAGAATGTGAGACCGCATCACTTGGTTTCTTTCCGCCCGGCCCTGTCCCGGCCCCTAACCCCGGCGGGGCTTTGGGTCGATATGGGTCGCCCTGCCTGCGTCCCGTGGCGGGCCTCTCAGGCCGTCTGGGGGCCATTTGTCGAGTGGTCATACCCTCTGGGATGCAATGTAAATATTGCTTGACATCTGGAATTCGTCACCAGAGCGCCTGTGTTATCCGGTATGCGATGTCGGACATGACCTATGCCTTGGCCTTGCCTACCCCCTTAAAACCTCGTCACGGGCCTTAGAAAACCCCCTAAAATCAATGACTTACGACTGCCTATTTTTTAGGCAATTCCCAGATGCACATATCGATATGGCTGTCAAGCGTAAAGCCCTTGTGTCTATATAGAGGGAAGACCTTGGGTGCAATATCTGCTTGACACTTTGTCCGACATCGGGCAGATTGGGGTCTCCGGGCGAGGCCAGTGTCCGGCAAGTAAATTCTCTGGTTCGCGCCGCTACCGATGCGGACACCGTCGCTGTAAGTTGGGCATGGCGGTTCCTTGACCAAGGTGCATCCGATCAGAACATGACCGGGAGCCAAAGGTAAGGTTGAGTCCGACTCACGGGGTGCTTGTGCATGACTGCCGTCTGACAGCGCTCTCGACCCCTGCCGATGGAACAGCGGAGCCGAGCGTATGACGTGGGCCAACCCCTCCCCTTCTCTTGATCGCCGTTGATGCACGGGTCACGGGCTCCACCCCTCGCCCGACACAAGCAGGGGCTTGCGGTTATATCGGTGAGCGCTTACGCAAGCGCTGACCGATGTACCCCCAACCATCCAATCTGCGAGGACATATCAAATGGAAGCAATTCAAATCAATCATCGGATGCTTGCACGTCTCGTGCCGCATCACATCGAGAACAACGTCGCCGCCATGTTCTGGGGCACTCCCGGCATGGGCAAGACAGAGGCGCTTGTGCAGGCCGTCGTCGAGGCAGGCTACCGGCCAGTCGTTGTCCGCACCGCAGACTACGACGCCATCGACGCGAAGGGTTACCCATACCACGTCGAGAACGCGGACGGTGTCGCCATCACGCGCTTCGCTTTGCCGTCGTGGTTTCCCCTTCCGGGTTGCGGCAAGATCGTGGTGATCCTTGACGACATGACGCAAGCACCGAGTGCTGTTCAGCCGACGTGGTCGCGCCTGTTTCACGAGGGCATTCTCGGCGAGTCGATGCTCCCCGGCTTCGGCGGCGAGAACGAGCAAGGCGATCACTGCGTGGTCATGGCGACGGGCAACCCGCACACCAACCGTGCCGGGTCATATCGTATGCCGTCTCCCGCTTG